AAAGCCGCAAATCCTAAAAACATGCTAAGACTTGACTTAATCAGTTGGGCTAATTTAACTGGGGCAATAATTGCAGCCACTGACAACTCTAGTGTACCTAATAATTTATCTGTGTCTTGTTTAAATGATGCGTATGCCGCTTCTTGGGTTTCATTGTAGGATTTCCCGTTGGCGCTGACATTAGGTCGATAAATTCCTGAATTTGGATATTTTGCATATTCTGCTTCGCAATGCTTAACTTCTGTGTAATAGTTAATTACAAGACCTGTAATCCCTAGAGCTTTCAGAACGAATATAGTAGATTGGTCAAGTCCAGCAACTAGTTTTTGTGCAGCATAAGCAGCTTCTTTATTTTTAGCTGCGGCTTTTTTAATAGCCTCTACACGTTTAGGATCTGCAGCTGCAACACTAGATTTAGACCATGTCTTTTCAGCGCCTTTGACTACATCGTCAAGTGTAGTTTTAAGTTCTTTGCCAACTAGACCAGCAGCTTCTAATTGTTGCTGTAAGGGGGTAGGTTCGGGTTTGCCTGCTTTTTTAGCTGCTGCTAATTCAGTGGCATGCTTAGAGGTAATTTTATCAGCGGCAGTCTGTAATTCTTTTTGTAGTGTAGCATATACGTCAGGATCAGGACGACCTTCTTTTCTAGCCAACACTAGTTCAGCAGCATATTTGTCAGTTAGTTTTTCAACTAGATCTTTTCTAGCGGCAGAAGCCGCAGTACCACCTTTAAATATCATCCTAGCAAAATCGTCAAGGTATGACTTAGCTAACCCAAAACCAAATTCATTCAGAATATTAGAATTTTCAGAGATTATTTCATAAACTTTCATAGTATGTTATTTATTTAATATGAGCTACGCTCATATGTTCTTCGCTATCGCTCGAACTTTTCTTTGATTTATTAATGCGAAGCATTTAAATATTATCTAGATTGTTCAGTCACACTTTGCCCTTGCGGGCAAAGTAAAATTGAACATTATCTGAGTTGCACAATCCACTTAGCGTTACAGCATTACAGAGGCGGTCATCCGGTACCTCGAGCTGTGTCTTTATATGACGGCGGTCTACAAACATACGCTAACATGCTTGCAAACGTGGGCTATTAACCCTCTTTTTGCCTTTTTTCCTTTAAACAACCAAACCGCGGCAGCTTTGCGATCCTCGTCCTGTAAAGGATAGTGGTTGAGTACTCTTAACGGCAAGAGGTTTCCATCCCTGCGATCCGAGATCCAGGTTTAGGGCACATGATGTTAGCCTGCGCGAGCTTTAACCGTTTAGTTGTTTGCCTTTGATGTGATTGCCGTGTACACGAACAGATATTTGTCCGTTGTAGTAGTCATCTGATTCTAATACTCGCCTTGAGAATTGCTCTCTTGCCTCGATATAACTACATTCAGCCTTTGATGTGCAGTAGTAAAGTATTTCTCTTGTGAAATTTTCTGCGCCTATTTCTTGTACGTCTTTGTTTAATTGGTCGTTTGAGCCATAGTATTCCGGCCAGTCAGAATCGATTTTAGAACGAATCTTCTTTTTCTTCTTAGTGCCGTTTTTAAGTTTTATTGTTTTATAAGTTGTTTTAGAAAATTTTGCTAATTTCTTGCCTATATATTTGCGACCAGTAATGTTATTAGTAATGCAATAGACGAATCCGATATATTCTTCGGAAATAGTTTCGACTAATGATTGTTGATAATACCATGACATCAACTAGTTAGTTGTTTTGGTCTTGCCTGTCCTTGAGAATTGATTGCCTATATTTTGGTGATTTTATTTTGGGTTTTTCTGCCCTAACAGTCTGTATTTCTTCTCGACGCTCTGACGCAATGCTTCTAATCTCACTTAGCAGCTTACGTGCCTCCATGCCGGCTGTATGAGTTTGTTTGGCTTCCCAAGTTTGGTTAACCTTATAATACTCATGTATCTTTCTCATCAGCCGGATGTGTGCGTCTTCATTCATTCCATAATTTCTAAGTCGTTCGAGTAACTGGTAAATCCATTTTCTTTAATAACTTTTAATACATTGTTTACTCTACCGATTAGTTCATCCTTGTGACTGATTAGATAAATGTTTTTATTTCGTTCACGTGCCATTTTCTTTAAGACGCTAAGTGCATTTTCAACACCTGATGCATCTAACCCGTTGTCAATTAACTCGTCGATAAACAACAGATTAATGTTCTGATATAAACTTTCCCACACATCACGGAATGACCATGACAAGCCGAGAATTAATCTATTACGTTCGCCTCGACTTAGGTTATCAAAGTCTAAGTCTTGCCCCAATTGTGTAATTTCAACAGTGAGGTCGTTTTGAAATATTACTGTGTGTGGTAATCCCATGCGATCGAGATAGTAAGTAAGACGATTGTTTAGATATGCAAGATTTTGATCAATAATCTTCTTTCGGATAAAACTATCTTTGTTAGTTAATAGTTTAAGCAAGAATTCTTGATGATCCTTCAATGTAGTAACAGCATTTACATTGTCCCAAGAAATTACCTGTAATGCAGTATTACGCAAGTCGTCTATTTGTTCTTGATATGGATCTTTTTCTTGTTGCCTTACACTTAACGCTTGTTCTAAGCTAATTAAATTGTTTTGGTGTTTTAATGCTTCTTCGACGGTATCGTAATATGTGTTGGGTCTACCGTTAATATCGCCAATAGTGTCCAACTCTCCTACAACCTGCGCATAGTCATTGCCTATCTTTGTTAGATACTCAATAGCATCTTTTAAATTCTTTTCTACCGCAGCTGTCATTTCTTCGTGTTTATGAGTATGCAACTCTTGTTCACAAGCATGACATGTTTTATTTTTAAGTTGCTCTACTTCTCGTTCATATTTCTTAACAGTTTTATCTGCCTGCATCAGTGCAGTTTCTAATGTGGCACGTTCTTTGTTTAGGCTTTTAATCTTAGTACTAAGTTCGTCGTACGATTTTAGTTTAGCATGTTGCTCTAATTCTTTATCAATGTTAACTGATTGTAGTTCTATAATACTCTTTGCAATTTTATCACAATCTGTTTCTTGTTGTGTGTACCAAACTTTTTGTCTAGTTTCTAGCCCGTCAATACTGACTTGAATCTTCTCATTGGACTTTTTAGCAGCCTCAATGTCTGCGTTTTCTTGATAGATTGATTCTTTACTAATGCGGACCTGCTCTTTTAATAGATCTGCTTTCTCACTCAATAGAGTGATACCCAATAGTTGTTCGATAATTTCTCGTTGTTCATTTGCCTTCATACTCAAAAATGGATCGGTATAGGTGTTAAGAGCAACAATATGTTTGAACATGTCGTGACTCATACCTAACAACTCATCAATATCTTTCTGAGTTTCTCGCATGTCACCTTGACTATCGTCATTTTCGGCCGCTGCCTGTTCCTGATCGTTTACATAAAACTTCATTACAGTAGGTTTGCGACCCCGCTCAACCTTATACTTGTTTCCGTCTTTCTCAAACGATAAAGTAACTAACATTCCTTTGTTATTAATCTTGTTAATAAGATTATCTTTTTTAATGTTAGTGAGCGCAGTGCCAAATAATGCAAAACTCAATGCATTGACAATAGTAGTTTTACCAGTTCCGTTACGTGAGCCGCTGTCATCCCCGCCCTGATCTAAGTTTTCACCTAACACTAGTGTAAGTTGTTCTTTGCAAAAGTCCACAGCCTGAGTTTGATTACCCACGCTCATGAAATTTTTCACTGTTAATTCTTTTATTTTAATCATAGGCTATTATAAATGGATAACAGTACTTTATTATCGTACGTATCGCTTTGTATATTGACTAACTGGTTACTGACAATTTGATCCACACTTTCAAATGCTTGGATATCGATATCAGTGTTCATCTCAACTTCTTTCTTTTCAGGAATTAATGTAAGTTCTCTAATGTCGTAATCAGCCATAAACTTTTCTTTGATAAAGCTGGCTTCTTCGTAACTAATATCGATGTCTAGTGCCACCCTGAGATGCATCTTGCTAGACAACAGTGTGTCAGCTTCGTCGATCAGTTGGCTTAGTTTTATGGTTCTAAATTTAGGACAGTCTTCCCAGTTGATATATTTTGGTTCTCCGCCCCACTCGAGAACCATCATGCCTCGGTCATCATCCCATGTATCTGCATAGTTGTGCGGAAAGGCATTGCCAATATAGATCATGTTACGCTGTTGTTGACGTTTATGAAAGTGTCCACTAAATCCTAGCTCGTAACCAGTGAAGCTATCTAAGGCAATTTCACCGTGGTCTGGCATTTGAACCATGGCATTCATAAAGAAGCTGGGCAGTTCAAAGTGACCAAAGATGTACTTGCCACCTTTCTTGCCTATTGATCGCCATTCTTCCCCAACGAGCCAAGGACATAGAGTAACGTTACCGATAGTAGTGGGCTCGTGTACCACAGTGATGCCAGGAATATACTTTCCGAACTCCACGCTGTGGATGTCCCGCTTATCTTTGTAATAAAGATCATGATTACCAGGAAAGAAATAAAACTTATCGAAAGCCTGTCCCAGTTTCTCAAGGGCTCTAAGGCTATAGTCCATAGTAGTAATATTAAGACTGTTGCGATTGTGATGCCAATCGCCCATAAAGATGCCAACATCACACCCCTCCTCTTTTGCTTTAGTAATATACCAGTCTACAAAATCTTCGCAATCTTGATTGTGGGTATTACTATTGGATTTCAATCCAAAGTGAATGTCCGTAAAACAGGCTACTTTTTTAAATAAGTTAGTCAATATGTGATCTCCGTTGATATATTATAGTGGTTATAATACAACAAGTCAATCCTCAGAACCTTCAAATCGTTTGACAGCATGAGCATGGTCACCAGCGCCCATTCTAGTATAACTTGGATTCATTCCATTCATTTCTAGTAAGTCGTCACGAATATTTTGATTACGTTTTTCTAAATTGATAATTCGAACAAAGCTGTTAGTAACGGCTGCTGTAAAATAGGCAAACGGATTATCACTCTTACTTTCGTCAAACTGTAAACCAATTTGTGTTAATTGTAAAATAGCCTGCCCTTTCATTTCGTCGTTGTATGTGTATCCACGAACGTTGCCGCGAGTAGCATATCGTTCACATAATTTAATATACATGCGAGCTAGTGTGTTGGTAATTTGTCCGTGATCTTTATTGAACTTACCTTTTTCCAAATCGCCCTGCCAATGACTTTTGCCCACACACCCAATGATATCCTTATCGTCAAACTTCCAATGCTGGAACGGAGGAAAATTAACTTTATCTCTATGATCTGCTAGTGTTTTAGGATTCTTTTTACGAGTGCCGTTTAAGGGAATATGATCAAATGTCATAATTCTAAACACAATATCTGTTTTGGCAATTTTTTTGTAGTCTACTTCGCAGTCTGCTTGTTTAACCTTTTCCCCTGCTTCTTTACGTCTAGCATATTCTTCCTGACCTAGACGTTTTGCTCTTGCTCTTTTTGCTTCTGCAACAGTTCTAATGTTAATTTTATCAACTGACGGCAGTATTAAATCGTATCTGTGATATTTTGGATCAGTAAACGAGCAAAACGTGTTTTTACTTTTATGGATTTCGTCTAATAAATCCTTGTTATTCAAATAGTTTACTTTCATAAGATTCCTATGTTCTTCTACTATTATAAACTAAGCACTTAATTTTGTCAACTAAATAATATACCAAAGGAGATGATATGGCATTATTTGATGTAGGCCCTGGTCTAAACGTAGTTAATGGCGCACTAGGTGCTGCAAAAGGTGTTCTTAATACCGCTAGTAATCTTGCCGGTGCGCTTAATAATTTATCGAATCCCGCTGCTCTGATCAGTAAATTACGAAGTATTAATCTACCATCAGGTGGTGAAGTGGGATCGTTCTTAACTAATGCAGCCGCATCATTTGCTGGCGCAGATGCCAGCAACGATTGGCGAGTTAGACTCAGCGTTCCTTCAGCATTTATGGGTAGTACTGTATTATCTCCATTAGTTCAAGCTGGCGGCTTAGTATTTCCCTACACTCCTGCAATCAGTATTAATAGTTCTGCCTCATACGAAGATCAGCCGCTGACGCATCAAAACTATCAATTTACTTTTTATCAAAATAGTAGAGTTGATAGGATACAAGTTGTTGGTGCTTTTAACGTAGAAGACGGCGCACAAGCTCTTTATTGGTTAGCAGCTGTTCACTTACTTCGCAGCGCCACTAAAATGTTTACCGGCGAAGGCGACCTATCAGGAAATCCACCGCCTATATTAAAACTAAACGGCTACGGCGACTACGTTTTTAAAAATGTACCAGTTGTAGTAACAGGCTTTAGCGTAGATCTTCCTGCAGATGTAAATTACATTAACACTAGTGTTGCTGCCGCAGGCATATTAGGCCTTGGCGGTGGGTCGGGACCATTAAGTTCTATTGCAGGACTTTCCAGTTCTGGAAGACAATTGGCAGGACTAGCAGGCGCAATAGGTGCAAATAAAATTGCTGGCGCACTAGGCGCAGCCGCTACCCTCGGCGGAGCCGTTGCTGGAGTTAGTAATTTGTTAGGCGGCCTAAAAGGATCAATAGCCAATGGCGGATCTTTTGGAACCTCCGGCAATAGTTGGGTTCCAGTTAAGAGTACACTAAACATTACACTCCAACCTATCTATAGTAGAACGCTAGCAAGACAATTTAGTTTACAGACCTTTGTCAATGGCGGATATGTCAACGGAGGATACGTCTAATGGCCAAATATGCTAACACCAGTCCTTGGTACAATACCGGCTCTGTGCAAAACTATCTTGGGATCTTACGTATTAGACCAGTAGCTGCAGAAGCTGACGATTTTGTTTACAAAATAGAACCGCAATATACTCACAGACCCGATCTACTTGCACACGATCTATATGGATCGTCTAAACTTTGGTGGGTTTTTATACAACGAAACTTAGACATTTTGCAAGATCCGATATACGATTTTGTTCCGGGGGTTGAAATACATATTCCTAAACGGTCTGGTCTATTCAAAGTGTTAGGAATATAATATGCCTAGTTTTGATGTTGGCTCAGCCGCCACAACTCTAACTAATACCGCTAAACAAGTAGTTCAAGATACCGGAGTAGCATCTGCTCTTAGTGCAGCATCTAACACTATTAGTAAAGCTAAGGATTTAATAACTTCCGGATTAAGTGTCAACATCAGTAACATCACTAGCGCCATTCCGGGAGCATCAGAAATACAATCTGCTATTGAACAGGCTAGGAGTAATGTTAACAAATTAGGAAACTTATTTGAAAATGCTGTTAAAGCAATTACTACAGTTGCATCAGGATTAAGCGGCCCCGTTCCTAATATATTGAATAATTATAGTTCCTTTAATTATATTTTTTCTCTAAGTGTACTAGATGATACACAGATTAATTTTCCAGACGAAACTTATCGATTGGGCATACTTGGACCGCTAATTTTAAAAAGCGGTAGCGGAAGTCCTAATAACAGAATTCCTACCGCATATAAAACATTATCAAACCCCACCGGCATTTACGAATTTTTTATAGAAAATCTACAAATAGACAGTAGTATTGGGTTTAATCCAGGCACTGGCAATACCAATGCTACCGGATTTAAAATAAAAATTATTGAACCTTATAGCATGGGCATGTTTTTTGAAGTGTTACAGACTGCAGCACTAACTGCCGGACATCAAAATTATACAGATATGCCACTGTTGTTATCATTAGAATTTAGAGGACACATTGACGCTAATTTACAAAACGTGCAAATTGACGCTACTACTAAACATTTTCCTCTTAAACTAATGAATCTTTCAATGAAGGTTACGGGAAAAGGTTCAGAGTATGAAATTGATGCGTATCCGTTTAACGAAAAAGCATATTCAACAGTGTACTCACAACTTAAAACAGATGCATCGCCGGTTGGCTCATCTGTAGTCGAAATGTTACAAAGTGGTCAAAATAGTCTACAGGCTATATTAAACAGCAGATTACAGGAAGCAGTGAAACGTAAAGATGTTAACGTTGCAGATCAAATACTAATTAGTTTTCCTAAAGATCTTAAAACTGGCTTAGCAATTACTAAAGATGACGACGGCAACGATATGCCTGCTGTGGCGGATCCAAAAAGCGGCAGCGGCGGGTTTGACTTATTTTCTAAGCTGCGAGTTAAAACTAGTACCCTAAACAAAACACAAGTGCAAGAAGAAGGCACAATAAATGATATTGGGTCAAGCACTATGGGATTTAGCCTATATAATAACGGTGGAACTCCGTTTGCTAAAGATAATTTTGCCTACGATGAAAAAACTGGAACATATACCCGGGGTGATATAACAATAGATCCTAAAATTGGACAGTTTAAATTTTCACAAGGCACTGACATAGTTAACGCAATTAATCAAGTTATCTTAATGAGTGAATATGGTAGGACGGCCCTAAATCAAATTAGTTCAGACGGTTCAGTTAAATGGTGGCGTGTTGAGACACAATTTTTTTACATACCAACTGATGAAAACATAGCCAAGAGTGGTGTAAAACCAAAACTGGTAGTATATCGAGTAGTACCCTATGACGTAGATGCTAGCATTTTTCAACCGCCAAACGCTGCTAGACCTGGTACAGAAGAAGCTAAAGCACAAGTTATTAAAGAATATAACTATATCTATACCGGTAAAAATACTGATATTATCGACTGGAATATTGAATTTATGGCTGGCTTTTATACAGCCATGCGATCAGACGGTGGACAAAATAGTGGCGATAAAGATCTATCGGAACAACAAAGTGGTGCTGCTAACGGCGAACCAGATCCTAGCGGCACACCTACAGGACAAGCACCCAAAGAAGGACAGATTCCAACTACTGTATTGAAAGACGGTGTATTAACTAGTACAGCATACAAAGGCGGTGGCGGCCTAGATGACAATGCCAGTATTGCCGCCAGACAGTTTCACGATGCACTAGTGTCGGGTAATGATATGGTAGCTTTAGATTTAACAATTTTAGGCGATCCGTATTATCTTGGAGACAGCGGTATGGGCAATTACACAGCCACAGCCACTGACAATAAGCATATTAATGCTGACGGTGCAATGAATTATCAAAGTGCCGAAGTTAGAGTTACTGTAAATTTTAGATCACCAGCTGATATTAATCATATTACTGGAATGTATGATTTCACTAGTACGTCTGTGTCTCAGTTTAGCGGGCTATATAGAGTGCAGACAGTTAGTTCAAGTTTTCAACGAGGAAAGTTTACACAGATTTTAAAAATGTTTAGACTTAAAGGTCAAGAAATTCAAAGTACCGGTAAACCTGTGTTGGCTACTTCGGTCTCCGAATCAATTATTCCGTCAGATGTACAAACCTTTGACGACGGATCGAGTATACAGACGTTCGACGACGGATCAACGTTGGTAACAGATTCTGAAGGTAATGTTACATCAACACCAGCACCATAAAAGAGATTATTAACCATGGCAGAAGAAACAAGAGTAGCAACGGGTTCTGAAAAATCAAGTCCAGGACCGTTCTTGGCAAAAATTGTTAGTCACTTAGATCCTACCTACATGGGAACGTTAGAAGTTCAATTGCTTCACGAAGTAGGCAATGACGACGATGAAGGTCAACTACATCAAGTAAAATATCTTAGTCCGTTTGCCGGCCAAACTAGTGTTGACTTTGTCGGAGAAGATCCCGACGATTACGATAATACTCAAAAGAGTTACGGTATGTGGGCCGTGCCGCCTGATGTTGGCAATATTGTGATGGTAATTTTTGTAGACGGTGACCCACGTAAAGGTTATTGGATAGGCTGTGTGCCTGACTTGTCGATGAACTTTCAAGTTCCAGGCCATGCTGCTACATCATTCCATGTAGATGGCACAGAAGAACGAGTACCAGTAGCTGAATATAACAAAATAGCACAAGCATCTACAGTCGATCCTACTCAAATTAAAAAACCCGCAAGTCCATTACAAGATATATTACAAGAACAGGGACTGTTAAAAGACGATACCCGCGGTATTACAACCAGCAGCGCCCGTCGAGAAGTACCTAGTGCAGTATTTGGAATTTCAACTCCGGGCCCGATTGATAAAAAACCTGGTGCAAAAAAAGGCCGATTTGGAAAGTCTGAGCATAGAGTTGCACACGGATTTGTCAGTAGACTAGGCGGAAGTAGTTTTGTAATGGATGACGGTGACGACAAGTTTCTCCGTAAGACTCCTGCAAGCGAAGGCCCACCGGAGTATGCTGCCGTTGAACAAGGCGAAACCGACGGACAGCCTGATATTTTACATAATGAGTTGATTAGGATCCGTACACGCACTGGCCATCAGATACTATTGCATAATAGTGAAGATTTAATTTATATAGGTAATGCTCGAGGCACCACCTGGATAGAGTTAACTAGCAACGGAAAAATTGACATATATGCTAAAGATAGTATTAGTGTACACACCGAAAATGATATTAATTTTACCGCTGATCGAGATATTAATTTTACAGCTAAGAATGATATTAATCTAAATGCCACTGGTAATATTAATGCTACCGCAACTAAGAACACACAAATCAATAGTGCCGCAAATTTATTTACAGCCACTGGTGCAACTAATATCAACAGCGGTGCTGGCGTATTAGTTACTGGTAGTAGAATTGACCTAAACGGCCCAGCTGCTGCTAAAGCACCTAAAGCAAATAAAGCATCAAGGATTCCGATGACAGAACCGTGGGCAGGCCATGAAAATTTAGCTCCTGCTAGTTTTAAACCAGCATCAACAAAGGCAGTAGCAACTCCGGTTGTACCGGCTCCGGCAGCATACAACAAATATTCAACTACAACAGATACATTTGCAAAAATTAAGCCGCCTGCTCAAGACGAACAAGAAGGTTAAATACTACTATGACAGCTAATCAACGGTTATTTAACAAGGTAGTACTTAAAGGTCCTGCTAAAAACGGTACTTCAATACCGGGTTCTAAAACTTATAAAGGTTTTAGTACAGTTAGTGGCGACAGTAAAAGCTACAGCCTTTACGATCTAGCACTGATAAAACAAGATCTTATCAATCATTTCCACATTCGTCAGGGTGAGCGATTAGAAAATCCAACATTTGGAACTATAATATGGGACCTATTGTTTGAACCGTTAACTGAAGAAGTTAAGCAGATAATTATAAAAAATATTGAAGATATTATTAACTACGATCCTAGAGTTAGTGCAGATCAAGTTATTGTAACAGCCTATGAAAGCGGTATTCAGATAGAATGTAAGCTAACATACCAGCCTTATAACATCCAAGAAGCAATACAATTTAGGTTTGATCAAGAAAACGGATTACTGAATTAATTAAGTGCCCACATAATAAAATCCGATAAATATCTGTATAATGGGAAGCAGATATGTCAGCAACCGATAGACAAAATAGATTACTAGTAGCAGAAGATTGGAAACGAATTTACCAAAGTTTCCGTAATGCGGATTTTCAGAGTTACGACTTTGAAAACCTACGCCGTGTTATGATTGGGTACATCAGGGAAAATTATCCTGAAGACTTCAACGACTACATTGAAAGCAGCGAATACCTTGCCCTAATTGACCTTATTGCATTTTTAGGTCAGAGTATTGCTTTCCGCGTTGATTTAAATGCCCGTGAAAACTTTTTAGAGCTAGCAGAGCGTCGTGAATCAGTACTACGTCTTGCACGATTACTGAGCTATAAATCAAAACGTAATATTTCAGCATCGGGCTTATTAAAGTTCACTACAATAAGCACTACTCAAAACGTATATGATAGTAACGGTCGTAATTTATCGGGACAAGTAGTTGCGTGGAACGACCCAGCTAATGCCAACTGGTATGATCAGTTTATTAAGGTTTTAAATGCTACGTTGCCGGCTACACGACAAGTAGGAAATCCCGACCATAGTGGTACAGTATTTGGTATACCAACATCACAATATAGATTTCAAAGTGCCAATACAACAGTACCGGTATTTGGATTTACTAAAGGCGTTGATGGTAGATCTATGAATTTTGAAGTAGTATCTACAACGTTTGTTGAAGGTAACGATATAACAGAAGAACCACCTTCAATTGGAAATCGTTTAGCGTTTCTCTACAGAGATGACGGTAAAGGAAATGGATCAAGCAATACAGGATTTTTCTTGCGGTTTACTCAAGGCACATTAAGCCAAGGTTCTTTTACGCTATCACAACCTGCAACTGACGAATCTGTAGATATTGATGCTGTGGATATTAATAACAGCGATGTATGGTTATATCGATTAGATAATAACGGATCAGAAAGTGAATATTGGGCGCAAGTACCTAGTTTCGAAGGTAATAACGTTATCTATAATAGTCTTAATAAAAGTATTAGAAACATTTACGGTGTAGTTACTAGGGCTAACGATCGTGTTAGTCTAGTGTTTAGTGACGGAGTATTTGGTAATCTTCCACAAGGTAATTTTAGAACTTATTATAGAACAGGTAACGGGCTAAGTTACACAATTAATCCTAAAGATATTAAAAATGTATCTATCAGCATACCTTATTTTAGTAATTTAGGTCAAGTAGAAACATTATCGATAACTTTAGGGCTTCAGTCGTCGATATCTAATTCATCTCCTACTGAAACAAACGATAGTATTAAATCAAATGCTCCAGCTACTTACTATACACAAAATCGTATGATTACTGGTGAAGACTATAATATTAGTCCTCTCAGTGTTAATCAACAAGTAGTTAAAGTTAAAGCGGTTAATAGAAGTTCTAGTGGAATTAGTAGATATTTTGATCTAGTAGATCCCACAGGCAAATATAGTAAAACAAATTTGTTTGCAGACGACGGCGTCTTATACAATCAAATATATACAAATTATTTTAGATTTAAATATATTACCCGCACTGATATTGAAGCAATACTATACAATGAATTATCGGATGTATTAAGATCACCAAACTTAAAGAATTTTTATTATGGCAATTTTGACAAAGTACCTGCGTCATTATTAAATATTAATTGGCAAAACATAACCGCTGACACTAATCAAAGTACGGGCTATATTAAAGATGTAATAACTGGAACAGCCCAGCGTGTTGGAACATATACTAGTACTCTTTTAAGATTCTTTACTGTTGGATCTTTAGTTAAATTTAAGTCACCAGCTGGTTATTACTTTGATAGATTAAACAATAATAAATTAGTGTTGTCACCTGCTAACGTACAAAATTTAACAGATACACTATGGTGTAAAGTTGTATCTGTATCCGGCGACGGTACAAACAATGGCACTGGC